GATTTAAAGCCATTTCTTCTGAGTTTTCAAATAACCCATAAGCAGTACCACCGTTTGCACCATAAGATACATTAGCAAGCATGTTATCAAATTCTAATGCAGTTGATCTTTGTAAGAACAACATATTTTCTTCAATAGCGCCTTGAGTATCTAGATTTTTAAGTATTTCGTCAAAGTCATCTATACCAGCTGCGCCAGCAAATCCAACTTCTACATTACCTCTTGAAGAGATTGCAGCAAAAAGACCTTCAGTACCTTTGTAACCAGCGGCGAATGCATCACCAGCTCCAATATTTGCAGCAAGTTCACCTTCAACACATACCATTTCAAGATAATCTTCAAATCGTAATCTAGTTTCAGATTCTGCTTTTAAGTACCATAGATAACCAGTAGTTCCATCTTCCGTAGCAACTTCAACCCAACCTATTTGAGCCATATCTGATCCGTTTATTGTATAAACATTTCTGATAATAACTGGTGAGTTGTTATATTGTTGAAAAGCTGGAGTAATAGTAATTTGTGGTTGGTTAGCTAAATTCCCTGTTTGTAAACCAGCAACTGCATTACTTGTTGCAGCACCTTTTTGAAATTCTGAACCAAATACAAATATTTTTACAGTAGCACCTAAAGTAGCTAAAGTTTGAGCTGTATAAGGAGCAACCGTAAGTACACCTGTTGCTGTTTGTGAAGTTAATACAACACATTTTAATTCATTACCTGCATCATCCATCGCAACGATAGTTTGACCCGGTGAAATTACATTTCTTGTAACGCCTGGAGCTGTTGCAGCAGGTATTGTAAGAGTATCACAATTACCAGGGCAACCATTAGCTACGCCGTCATAAGCTATATGTAATCTATTTTGCTCTGACCAAACAACTTGGTCTGAAGTCAGAGGCATCTCAGCGCCTACCATACGTAAGAAACCAGATAGAGTTCTATTTCCATATCTCTCTACTTCTTGTTCGTATATTTCTGGTAGATATTGCTGAGCAAAATCATTATTACCATCTGTAAAAGATAAGTAATTACTGGCTAATAGCTGCTGATTAGGAGCAGGAACTATTGAGCCAAATTGTGGAGTTAAAATTCCCATAATTTATTTATTAATTTTTAATTAAACGTTTTCTTTTTTATTCTCAGTTTTGAAGAATCAAGCCCACTAATTGCTTTTACTTTTAATCCACCTACAAATAATTCGCCTGAAGCAGTTTTACGTGGTTCAGTGTTTATATTTTTAGATTTTGCTATTTGATCTTTAATTGCATCAGATTTACCTTGCTCATAAAAATGATTAGCTATAGTATCTACATTTTGTGCTGCGTATAAAGCTTTATGATAATTTTGGTGATTTTCAATTTCTCCATCTTTATTAAGAAACTTCTCAATAAAATTAGATATATCACTTTGATTATTAGCAACACTTAAAGGATCTTTTACTCCGTATCTAAATTTTTTATCTCCTAATTTAAAATCAAAACCTTTGAAATCTTCATTTAAAAGTGTTTTAGTTTTAGATACAAATCTTTCGTGTTTTGCTTCACTTGCCATTTGATTTTCCGTATAGCGATTGAAAAAGTCCATTGCTTTTTTTTGCTCTTGAGTAACACCGGGTCTCAACTTGATTTCGGCATAATATTTACTTTTAAGATCTTCCAAAAAGTTTTTGGCTTTAGCTATCTCTTCTTTGTAAGCGAGTTTTTTCTTTTTAATATCTCGCTCTTCATCCACCTCTTCATCATACTTGAAAGAATCTTCTATAATAAAATTTCTTTCTTCAGAATTTAAATGAGGTTTAGCTTGTTTGTAATATTCATGTAATAAAGTTTCATTATTGACATTGCTATAATCAGCATTTAATCTAGCATAATCTTCAACAGTTCCACCTGTTTCTTCCATGAATTTTACTAAGTTTTCTATATTTTCAGGAAGTTTTTGTGTTTGTTCTTCCTGTTGTATTTCTTCTTGTTTCGATGAGGTAGTGGTAGTTTCAGTGCTTGTATCCACTCCTGACGTGTTAGTATTATCTTCTTCATCTGTAATTTCTTGTAATGGGGAATCAGATTCTACTTTTTGCTCGGTTTCCCGTACTTCTTCAACCACTTTTTTGCTGTCGACACTGTCTTCTGATTTTTTGACAGAAGCATTGCTATCATTTGTCTCTTGTGTTTGAATGGCATCTTTTGTTTCTTGTTTTGGTTTACTTAAATCTACTTTTGTTATTTCAGGAATTTTATCTTCACCTAATTGTTTTGGTTTAGTTATTTTTTTTATTTTAAAACTCCCTTCTTCTTTAGTAGGTTCTTGTGTAGTGGGTTCTACTATTGCTTTAGCTTCCTCTACTTTTTCTAATACTTTTTCTTTTATTTCTTTTTCTTTTTTTGACATAATATAATAATATAAAATTAATTGATTTTAAGATGGACTAAATTGTTCTAATCCAAAACCATCTAAGTTATCATTTCCTGCAGATTCAAAATCTTTAGGCAATGAATCGTTTTGACGTTGAGATATAAGTTCACTTTGTTGTGTACCTTGTATTTTAACTCTTTTGTCTTTCCTATCTTCTATTTCAGCTTCTTTAGCTTTTTGAGCTTGTCCTTGTATTTGAGCTAATTGCATATCATAATTAAATTCTTCAGCCATTAACTGTTTTTTAAGAAGAGCCTCTTGCTCCATTTTTTTCATTTCAAATTGAGATTTAGCTTGTTCAATTTGTATTTCAGTTTCGGCTAAAGCTTGTTGTTTTTGAACCTCAGCTAATGCTGCTTTTTCTGCAGCTTCAGCATTTGCTTGAGCTTGAACTTCTATATTTTCTAATTGTTGTGCTCTAGCTATTTCTTGTTTTTTCTTTTGTCTAGCTTTTAAACTTTGATTAGCTAATTTAATATTTTTTATTTCTCTTAAATCAATTGCATCTTCTAAACCTATATTTTGTTGTTGAAGAGCCATTTGTATATTTTGTTCTAAAGAAGCTTTTTCTTCTTCTTCTGGTTCTAATTCTAAAAATATTCCAAAGTCATGCATACTTAATTTTTCAATTTCCATTAAAGTATTTGTATTAAAAGTATTAATACTTGTTAATAAACTTTGTTTAGTTAAAGGAAATTGTAACATATCAGCAGCTCTTAAACTTACATTTTCACATGTCCTAATAGTTAAATACATTAAAGACTGTAAAACATGCTTAGTAGCTGTATTAGAATTTGCAGCTGCTAATTTTTGTAAACCAACTAAAGAATCTTTTGCTGGCGCACTACCATCTCTCGCTTCATTAAGACCAGTTACATCTCTTATCATTTGTAAATAATATTGATAAGTTTGTATCATTGATTGTATTTTACCCATTCCGTTAGAAGTTTGTAACTCTTGTACGGGTACTTTACCTCTATTTAATTCTCCGTCTTGCGTTAAAGATCTACCAACTATACTACCAGTTTGAAAATACATATTTAATGCTTCTGCTGGATTATAATTTGTACCATTACCTAAATCTACTTCTGCTAACCCATCTACATCTAAATATACACCATCTGGAACCATTTTAGATAACACTTGTTGTAATTTTAAATGAGTTAATTGAATCATATCTGCAAAACCAATACTTTTACTAACTAGCGATTCAATTCTTCCTTGATATAATCTAGGCGCACTAATAACATAATTCATATTAACTTTAGTAGTGTCTGCATATGGTCTTGTCATATTTTCACTTAATTCCCATTTAAGTAAATTATTACCTAATCCTAAAACTTTAGCACCACAATATAAAACTTCAATAGATCTTGCTACTCTTTCAAAATTATCATTTGGTGGAGGATTAAAAGTATCTGGTTTTTCTAACATTTTTTCAAGCCCTTGTTCAGTTTGTTTTATTTTAAAAACTTGATCTTGATATGTTTTATATTCAAAATATAAAACTTGTACTTGGTCTTTAGTTTCTTGACCCCACCAAGTATTTTCTACAGAAGAATTTCTTCCGTGATATTTTTGTATTTCTTCTAATTCAGCATCAGTTAAATTAGGAAATTGTCTTTGAAGTTCAGATAAAGACAT